GCATACTGTCGTTAAACCACTTTTCAACCACATCAATTGTCACAGATCCGTCAGAATTTTGACGGGCATTCACTTGTGCATTGGTGTTGTTATTAATTGTGATATGAGCACCACCTTGTTTTTTATCGGCCAGATAATTTGTTAAATCTTTATTTTGATTCGGATTTAACACCCGCTCACCGCCGTCAAGCAGCCATGTGCCTTCGCGTGGAATATTATCTATACCGTTATGCGCCATGCCCGCGATAGTCTGTCCAGCAATAAGCCCGACAGAAGCATAACCGAGCGCACGAATTGCAGTCGCCATAGGAATACCAGCAATCATCCCGCCTTCAGCCATTGCTTTGGTTGCAGCTACTTCTGTGTTAATCAAAGCCTGTGCAACTGAAATTCCCTGGTTAACCAGAAACATAGCCTTATAAGCTGCACTGGATTCGCCGGACGTTTCTTTTACCATCGCTGCCATCTCATTAAAGATAGTGCTCGTCCGCGAAAGCAAGTCCTGCCAAATACCCATTTGCATATCGCGCTGTGATTGAGCTAAATCCTTAACCTGCTGATCATACTGAAGATCAATCGCATACAGCCCATCGCGATATTCCCGATGAGCCTGCTTCAATGCCTCATAGCGCACATCATCAGTCGAGTAAGCATCACTTGTCATGATGGACTGCTCAACTTTGACACGCTCATTTTTCAAATCAACCTGAGCATTGGAGCGGTCATTATCTAAAGCCCATTTGGCATAGTCCTGCGGCGACATTGTGGCTTTTGCAAAAATATTATCAGCATTCGCAGACAAACTTTTGATTTGATCATCCATTGCCTGCCGCACTTCCAAAGCATGCCAACGTACTTTCTGCAACTCTTTGGCCCGCTGGCTCTCCAAGTGAAGTGACGCCTGCTTATACTCATCAGCTGTTAGTGTCAGATCCAGCTTCAAATCACGCTGGCGCCGCGCAAAGCTATCAGCCAGCAATTGCTCTTCAGACTTCATGTAATCTGAATACGCAGAAATCTTGTCACTATGCGCCGCCTCTGCAATCTGAATATCAATATCTGCACGCTTCTGATACTCAGCAATCATCTCAGCTGTTTTTTCAGGTGTAAATTCAGCTTTATTGATATTTTTGATATCGTCAACCAATTTTGAACGAATCCGAACAGCCTCACTAGCAACGCCATTCTCAATTTCTTTCTGTTTGGCAGCCATCTCTTTTTCACGTTTTTCGCGCTCAATTGAGAACTTTTCCTGCTCTTTCAGCCAATCATCAAAAGAGTAGTCTTCAGTGAATGCAACTCCAGACGCGCCCCCCATATAACCCTTAATATTTTTTACATACTTCCGGTTTATCGGGCCAATATTTGTGCCACGCTGGACATTACCTTCACCCGCATGATATGCGCTAATTGCTTTATCAAGGTCACCTTCAAACAGATCCAAAAGGTATACATAGTATTTCGCAACACCTTCTGCACTTGACTTCATACTTGTAACATCAACATTAAATCGCTTTGCTGTATCAGGCATGAATTGAGCAGGGCCTTGCGCACCCGAAGGTGATGTCAAAATGCCACCTCTGGAGTTATAAATATTGCCTTTACTCTCTTGCATAACTGTTGCTGCAATTAAGCCTTTGGGCAGATTGTTCCTAGCTTCAATAGATGCAAAGTTATACTTGGCCGCATTCTCCGCAACTTTGGCATTCAACTTCAGAGCATTGCCTTGCGCCTCAATGAGCTTTTTATTTCTCTCCTCAACTTTTGTACGCTCTTCAAGGGTTTTATTTAAACCCTGCTCAGACCTCCACCTTTCAGAAAAAGACTTTAATGAAGCATCACTGAGTTTTTTCCCTGTTCCCAGCAAGCCTTCCGCTTTGCGAAGCTCGTAAAGCATTTCCGCAGCCTTAGGGTTAACACCACTCTTAACCATCTCATTCAAATAGTTATTTTTACTTACACTTTCCGCATTAGTTGAAAGTAATTTTTTGAGTTCTTCATTTGCCTTGGCTGCGGCAGAGCCAACCCCATCAATTGAATTAGCTTGTGCATTATGCTGACTGGCTGCATTTTGTGCAGCATTACCAGTCAGCTTAACTTCAATGCCAAAGATATTTAAAACATCACGCGATCTCCCAGCCTTCACTGAGTTTTCATCATATTGAATTGCTTGCTTTTTTAGCTCGTCATACAAATCAGTTGGGATCTTTTCCTTATTTAATAACTTAATTGCTTCATCATAACTAATGATTCCATTTCTGGCATCTTCAGTAATTTTACGCGCCCGCTCATTTTCAACAGAAACAGCACGAATAGCAAAAAGAACAGCATCAACAGATTTCTTAGAATCATCTAAAGCTTTGTTTTGCGCACTAAAAGCGGCCGTCAAGTCTTTAGCTGCTGATATTTTATCGTTACCCGATAATTTTCTTAGCTCCTCATCTGTCTTTTCTGCAACTTTCCCCTGCTCTTCAAGTTTTGCATTTGCTTCCGCAGTACGGTCTTTTAAATACATATAACCCGCAGCTAAAGCGGCCACACCTAATGTAATTGCACCAATCGGGCCTCCAACAAGATTTAACATTCTAGCTCCTATTGCCCGACTGGCATTAAGAGTATTCTCTGCTGTTGTTTGAGCGATGGTTGCCGCCCTAGTTTGATTTAATGCGATACGATGTGCAATTTCCGCCTGAGTTAAACGCATTGTTGCGGTAGCGCGCGCTTGGCGTGTCGTTGCTGAATTAAGCTCTGCACGCGCCAACCCAATCTCTGTCAACGCTAAAGCTGTGACTTGACGCATACGCTGAACTTCGATTGCTGCTAAGCTGACTTGGCTTTGCAAGGCTGCTTGATCTGTTGTGCGGCGCTGAACAGCTGCAGCAATAGATCCGTAGATGGCAGCTGTTTGAGTTAAAATAGCATGAGTAAGCATTGCAACACCGCCTACTACAGCAATACCCGCAATGGTATCTAAATTATTAGCAAGCCCCGAAATTGATGAAGACAGCAAACTTGCGGCACCGCTTCCTTTCCCTGCTTCACCAATAAACTGAGTTACCGCATTGTTCAGTTGCGTAAATGAGTTTGCAATTGTGAAATCTGTTTTAGAGAATAAATCATCAATATAGGGTTTTGCTTTACTGAGAGAACCTACAAGTGCATCGCCTGTAATTTTCCCCTCAGCAGCCATAGACCGCAATTCGCCAATATTAACCCCCATGCCGAAAGCAACAGCTTTCAACAGACCTGGCGCCTGTTCAGCAATAGAGTTAAATTCCTCACCACGGAGAACGCCCGATGCCAGTGCTTGCCCAAACTGCATTAGGGCCGCCTCCGCACTTGCGGCGCTACCGCCGGAAATTGAAATAGCTTTGGATACAGTTTCAGTCAATTCCGCAGTTTTAGACATGCTGATACCCAGCCGATCCGCATTATCTGCAAAGCGCTGATACACCATCGCGACAGAATCCCAGGCTGATCCGGTATTCTGCGCGATTTTGAAAGTGTCATCCATTGCTTGACTCAGTTCTTTCTGCGAGTCCGTCACAAGCTTTAGGCGGTTCTGCAGACCGGTATAACCATCTGCATAATTGACTATTTGAGAAATAGAAAAAACTGAACCAACAGTGACTGCAAGCTTTTTAATCAAACCATCCACAGTAATAACACTGTTCTCTACTCGTTGCATTTCACGTTCAGCTGTAGTAGATGCCTGATTCATGCCTTGCGTAAAGCTGCCAATGCGCGCCACCAAATCCAGCGTCAATGTTCCAAGTTTAGTGCTCATACAAAATCTCTAGGCGTAAAAAAACCGCCCAGAAGGCGGTTTAGACTATATTAACTATTACCAATTTGTGTCAGATTTCTGTCTTACTATATCGATTTTATACTGCTGAATTATTGATTCCAGCTTTAATTTAACTTGTTGTTTCTGTTTAACCTGAGTGATTGGCAAATCTTTTCCCATATTGGCATTTAGTCCACCTTTCACATAAGTTAGAGGGGTTCTAGTTATATCTGAAAAACTCACTCTAGCTTTATTATCTTTAGTATCAATTTTAATTGTAAAGCTGACCTTATCATTGCCAAATGCCCCACAGTCAATAAATCCCTCACAAGGAAATTGAATATTACCTTTGCCTATAATACTTCCAGATTCTTTATCTGCATATTGAACCACATTATTAGAAGACTTGAATGCCTCAGCCATCCAAATTTTGGATGAATCAAATAATTGTTCTTTCTTCTGCCCATCAATTTCAACTACTTGAATTACTTGTACCAACGGTTCAGGAGAATGCTGTAATTCTGGAGAAATCGCACACCCATGTAAACTTAGTCCCGTCACCCCAGCAATTAATAGTTTTTTCATGTAAATACTCATTTTTTATCAAGTAACATAAAATACTAATTTACCGCTCACAAAAAAGCCACCTTTTCAGATGGCTTATTCTTCAATCAGTCCAAACTACACACCGCGCCAGTTCAGCCTACCCAATATTGGCAGCAGATCTGCATCCAGCTCCAAGGATTCTTCAAGCCGTTCCAGCGACTTTGAAAATAGCTCAAGTTCCTGAATTATAGTTTTACAGTCACGCTTCACTACATCCAAATGCGTTCTGCGAATCAGCGTGTACTGGTCTGCCCGACGCACAATTAAAGTGCCGTCTTTTTTATTTTCTACAAAATAGCGGCCTTCGGCTTTAGGCAAGTACAAATCATTGCCCGTCTGTCTGTATGCTGTTTTGGCAGGTACTACTGGCGCTTTTTGCTCTGACTTAAAATAACTGTCTTCTAAGCGTTCAAATACATCCCAAGCATGATCTGTGTCCAACATTTTGGCATGACGTGCAGCACCACGCTCAGTCCATAAAATGATTCTTGCTGCATTCTTTGATACATTCCCGAAATTTTCGGGGATGTTCTTAAACTCCTTTAGCGCCTCGCCTTCAAGTTTAAAAAAGTGTTTCCCTTCTACAAATCGGTCAGCGTTATAACGAAAATTATCTAAAATATTTTTTTGAGAAACACCATAAAACCCTGCAAGCTGTGCAGTAGTAATTACAGGCTTATTCTTAAATAAGATGACTTGATTTTTAGGTGCAGAAATTTGTGTACTCATGATGAAACTCCTTAAAAAGAGAAATTCACCACCGAATAAATGCGAAATATTGGGTGGCGAGTTAAGCAGGATTCGCATTACCAGTCATCATGAGCCTGGCGCGCCGAAGCGCTCCTACCTAACCCGCCATAGCAGGTGCTATTCTGCAAGGTGCAGAAAGCTATAGGCAATAAAAAACCGCGAAAGCGGCCATATTGACCATGATGAAATTGATTGGATGCGAAGCCAAGCACCAGATTTTGCTGGTGCCTTTTTAAAGTAGCTTGGTTTAGACAACTTGTCAATTTCATTTCGGGTTTTCGCTAATATACATCAAAATCTAAGTTTAGTTAATATTTTTTATAAAAACTAATCTAGCTTAGCAAGCTTTAATCTAACATGCGTATTTTTGGCTTGTTTGCCGCGTCTGCATATTATTTTCCTAATTTAAGGTTCCTTAAAAAGAAACCAACCTAAGCTGATTTCTTTTTAATAGCTTTCATCCGCTCTTCTTCAAAACTTGTCACTGGTGCTTCTTCATGAGGCATAAATGAATACACATCAATATCTTTGCCCCCTTTACTCACCAAATAGTCAGCCATGAACCGGCCAACTGCCTGCTCTACTCGCCGGCCGGTGTTGAGGCTTCCTCGCCGCCGGATGTACTCGCGCCAGTAACAGAGTTCTTTGAAGCTGAGGTTTTGCTTGACCGCTTCGATCGAGTTCCCCCCGATGCCGTGGAGGACGAGTTCGGCAAAGATTTCATTGTCTTTGAACTCGTTGTCTTCGACTTTCCCCCAATATTATTGACATCACAAATTTTCTGCCAGATTGCTTCAATAAGCTCTTCGGAAAACTTTTCGCGAACCTGATCTTCAGTAAAAGTAAGCTTTCCGGCTTCATCACAAATGCAGCTTGCAATGGTTCCCGCTAATGCTTCTTTTTCCTGGCCAACTGCTCGCCAACGCGCAACAACAGTCGCATAACTGAAAGGCTTAATGTGGGTATCAAACTCACATTCCTCATCATTCAAAGTAATTGGTACTGATATAGCAATAGGCGCACCCAAAAGCACACCTGACTGGATTTCAGCAATAGAAATCTTCTTTTTCATTATGGCCCCACCTTCAGCTCATCATAAACCTTAGACTGACGCTTGAACGGCAGCGTGTGATTGTTTAAAGCGTCAAGACCAATCACAACCGAGTTTTTGCGTAAAATAGCCTGGCACCAAGACCATGAACGCGTATCCGGCAAATCAACAACATTGCCCGCTAAAGTTGGCGGCTCCGTGCCATCCGACCAGCCAACATAAATACCAACCAGCTCTTTGGCATCAGCCAAACCAAGCAAAGTGACATGCGTTGCATTTGTCGGGTCAGTATTAATTTTGAAACTGCCTTCGCCCGGCGTACTTAGACCGTAATCATTGGTACGAACATCAGTTTCTTCCAGACAGGTATTATCAACCTCGGCCGCACTGTCATCGCCAAATACCAATTCAGAAATACAGTTCATTTTCGTTAATGTTGGAACTGCACCATGCAAAATCCAAACTTGAGTACCGTTACCCAGTACACCCTTTTTTGTCGCCATGAGTAGCTACTCCTCAATTTTTTGGCATAAAAAAACCCGCGTATTGCGGGGTTCTGTTTTAATAAAATCTAGCGGTTTACAAACCAATTGCTGTCAAAGCCAGTCCGATAAAGCTTCGTTTCCGGTTCACGCTCATTGCCGCGTAAATTTGTGACCGTGCATGAATAGCCAGCCTCCAGCGCTCTGCGCGCAGCCTCTCGAATGACGCGCAAACGCTCAGGCTCCAGTGTATAAATATCAATTTGAATCGTGACCTGATCCATGTCCGCAGGACAATCTAAATTATTCTGCGGAATGCCGGAGATATCCTGCCAAACCAGATATGGCTTAATAGGAGAATCAGGCGCCAAACCAAACTCATAGGCACGCAAAATGCTGCCGGACTTTAGAAATGATTTAACCTCATCGCTGGCATTGAGCAGCTGAAAAATTGGTGCTGTCATGTGACCCCACTTAAAGCTTTATCTATCTCTGCATTAAATACTTCAACAAATTTGCTTGAAACTTGATCCAAATTATTTTGCAAAGCAATACGCA